GTCAATATTTTAGATACAAAAATACCCCGAACATGTCGGGGTAAAAACAATTACTCGTTTATTTTGTTGATAATGTCAGCGAAGTATTGTGCTGCTTTACCAGTTAGTTTTTCAACTATAGAACTGTCTACTTCATGACCTGCGTCACTAATAGCAGATGACAATGCATCTTGAGCGTCAGCTTTTGATACTCTTGTTCCACCTGTTGAACCACCTGAAGCCTTAGCTGCTGGTGTTTTCTTGACATAGACGCCAGCCTTAGTAAGAATCATTCTGACTCCATTAGGTGTTTGTCCTAGTTGCTCAGCAATGTCTGCAACTATTTCCATACTATTCTCTGGTGTAGCGTTTTCTTCTACATACATATCAATAGCTTCTTGTTTTGTTTCATCTGTCCATGTTGACATACGTTTTCTCCTGTGTTTGTAAAATTCAGGCATGCCGGGTGCCCACCCTGTCGCTTCCTTCATTTGTTGGTAATATCTATCACTCATAATATAAATATATTATAATAAATTTTGAAAGATTTGTCAAGAACTATTTTATACATCCTATGAAAAATGTTTCTTGATTGCCTTAATCTTATCTTCTGCTTCCGCTATTTTTGACACTTGAGTCTCCATAGCTTCTACAATATCAGGGTGTTCCCCGATACCCACAGAATTACGCTGATATGTCAGTAGGTTTGCCTTTGCAACCTCTGCATCTCCTTCCAATTTTTTAATTAATGCTGTAAATAAATAATTCATTATTCTCCTTCCATTATAGTTACTAGATATTTAGTTATAAACCTATCTTGCAACTCATCATTCACGATACACCCCCATAAAAAGGGTGCGCCTATAGTGTAGCCTATTAACTGTATAATAAATACAATAGGCCACCATCTTGTTACTAGGTGGTCTGGGTAAGACCTTTTCATGTAATTATGAATAGGCCACCATAATCTCCCCATTAACATTATTATTGATGACAAATAAACTGCCAACAATATACTAAATAAACTTAACTCCATACTGCTCCAAGTGTCTTAAACTACCAAGCTCATAAGCAGGTTGAGCAGTGTATTTTCCAGCATATGGTAAATGTGGAAAGAATGTCTTACTTAAGTCTGTACATTCAATCGTATAACAAAGGTATAATTTATACCCTCTATCCTCAGCTTCTTCAGGGTCTAACTCCTTAATAACCTTTGCTGGATAGTTTACTTTAATTGCCCATATTACCTCTCCCTCGTGGAATGTGTCAGCTACACATTGTTCGGGTAGTAACGCTCTCTTTCTGGCTTCATAATCTGAATCAGCGAGTTTCATTGGTATTCCAATTCTCTCAATGATATTCTTTATAAAGGCGGGGGAGCGGTAAATGGACTGTGCAATAGAAGATACATTATATCCTTCTACATACATTTTTGCGACGCTAGAAATTTCGTCTCTACTTGCAGGCTTGCCTTTGTTCATGGCTTTTCTTCGTGCCTTGAACTCCTGTGTGTCCTTCCATTCTTCAATAATTTTCTGAAGTCTGGTCGTGTTATACCTAATATTCAGAATTCCGCATGCCTCTTTTTTAGTTATAGGACTAGGTTGTTCAAGTAGCTCTATAACTTTTCTAATATTTACATCAGTAAGATTTTCGTAGGATTTATTTTATCAATCTCTTCTCCTAGCAACATAATTGCGTAATGTAATATTTTTAAAATGTCTTGTTTGTTTTTGCCGTCTTTTTTTCCATATCTTTGAGCATACTTTATAATATTCCCTAAACAGAAACTTTCTCCATGGCCAGCGTCGAATATAAACTCAGTTGCCTGAATTTTATTCATACTATAGTGTTGGTCATAGGTTGCTAAAATGTGATTTTTTAGTATAAGGAGTGCTTCTCGTTCTTTAAATTTATTATTTGTTATTTCCATGCTCTGAATATCTTGGTTATTTTGTTATTTTTTAGTAGTTTAATTTGCTTTCGCAATCTTACAGATGTTTTTACTTTTTCTTCGACATTTTCACTATCGTTTATAACTCTAGTTTGTCCATCATTTGTTTTTATAGGTTTCATATTACTCCTCGTTTGTTAGTAGCGTTAGCAATGCTGAATAGCCACCAATCTTTTCTCCATTAAATATAATCTGCGGAAAGGTTCTAGCTGTGGGAAACTCTGCCATAAAATTCTTAGCAGTATAGTCTTCTCCCATAGTTAAATATCTTACCTCTGCTTTCTTATTCTCTGCTAAGTTCTTTGCCATAGTACAGTAAGTGCAGTTTG